GCCAAGTTATTGACACAAGCTGCCGACAGAGATGGCATTGAACTTGGGCTGAATGCTCCGCAAAAACACAATGCCCCCATAGTACAACCTGCCACCCCTCCTGCACAAGTTTTTAGAACCAATCCTGCACGTACCGGGGCCCAGTAAATGTTTTATCTTTACGAAGGCGGAAAAGTATTCGACAACACGTCAGCTGTGGCCAAAGAAGATGTTGCCACAGTGATCAACACAGTCAAATTAGAATTACCTTCCGCTTTGCAAAACAAAATTATAGCCGACATAGGTTCTGCTGGTTACAAGGTTGAAAGTGGTGACATTGATCTTTTTATCGATGAGCGTGCTGCTGTAAAAAACTTTGATGCAGAAGATGCCGCAGGAGCCAAGCAGGCCCTGGCACAGTATTTTCAAGCCAAGGGATTTAAAACAGCAGTCAAAGGTCGCAACGTACATGTGGATGTTCCTTACTCGGCTCAAGATGGAAAACAGCGTTATGCACAGGTAGATCTCATGATCATAGCCGATGCCAAGCGTGTGGCCGACTGGCATCAACATGGTCCACGTGGCATGTATGCTGACCCCAAATTCAAAGCCGCACACCTGTATATTTTGTTGAACAGCATTGCCAACTTTAAGAACATGAAGGTGGATGCCTTTGCTGGCACGCTCAATAATCGTGATGCTGACAGCACCATGGTCAGCAAGGACCGTAACGAAATCGCAAAAATATTGTTGAACCCTGGTGCTCGAGCCGCAGACTTGGACAGTGCTGCTGCAGTGATGAAAGCACTTGAAGGCGATCCCGATCGTGAAGGCAAACTGGCACAGGCACACCAAGCTGTGGCCAAAGGTGTACTCACACTGCCCGAAACAGCACCCACACCTGGCTCGGCTGCTTGGTTCAGAACTATGGGACACAACCTATGAGATTGGATTTTGTTGATTTCTTATTTGAAGGTACTGCGGACAATCCCAGGATACCTCATCCTGAAAATGCTATCTTTACCAGCAGTGCTGAAGCCAAGCGAGCAGTTGATACTCTTAAAGAAATTGTTACCAATCCCGAGCAGATAACAATCAAGTGGGATGGAGAAGTGGCATTGTTTTTCGGTCGTGATGCACAAGGTCGATTCTTTTTGTCAGACAAGTACATGTACCCCAAGGGCATACTAGCTCACAGTGTGCAAGATTGGATCTCCTACGACACAAATAAAAAGTCCGGAAATCTACGTCCAGATTTATATAAAAAACTCGAAGCCATATGGTCCAGCCTAGAGCAAAGCATTGGCACACAACCAGTGACCTTTAAAGGTGACTATTTTACTTTGGCCGACCCAGTCAAAGGAAATTATGTTTTGCGTGGACCCACAGCACAATATAGCATACCAGCTAACAGTAGAGCAGGACAAACACTGGCAGGTAAAAATGCAGTGATATTTGTACACAGCATGAACGAGCGACCCTGGGACGGTGAAGGACTACAAGGCTTGGGAAATGTAGCATTGTTGGGACCAAATATAGGCAATCAATTTGGACTAGGCACCTATAATAGACAACTCACACAACTGGTCAACAATGCAGAAACAATCCTTAGTCAGTACGGCAATCTAGTAGATACTTTTTTAAATCAACTGGGCACCAAATCTGCTAGAGCAAAACTAGAGCAGTATTTTAATCAAAAAATAACACGTCAAACTGACCTACAAGTCGATGCCTGGTTAAAACAAAACGACCTTGCTAACTATAAAAAATTAATAGGTGACAATCAAGACGGTATTTTATACACAAATGTTGAGGGCTGGAACGCACTCAAAATGATATATAACAGCATTTACCAGCTCAAGGACTATCTAGATAAAACCTTTACGCAACAGGTTAAAAATATAGGCATGTCTACTCCGGGCGGTCCTGGCGGAGAAGGTTTTGTGTTTAACAGTCCCACAGCAGGTCCTTACAAGCTAGTCAGCACAGGGTTTAGACAAAGCCATTTCAACAAATAATATCAATTTGTATAAATAAAAGTATGCGTACAACGCACACATTTAAGGAGAATTAAAATGCCAATCGGAGTAACTAAAGTACACGGTAATACAAAATCATTTGGTGCAGCAGGACGTCGTCTAGCACTGACAAGTTTTTCTAAAACAAACATCACCCAGGCAGAAATCGACGCTGTTGTTGCTTACATTCAGCAAACAGCATCTGTGACAGCCATTGGTAGTGACCAGTCCACTGAAAACGCCGCATTCTTGGCCGGCACCAGTGATGTTGTTTATATGATCACTGAAGGTCCAGCACCTGCAGCAGGTTCAAACTTTGGTGGAGTAACAGGTGTTACTTCTGCTGTAGTTTGCTACTTGGATCAGCGTTAATTTTAGTTTTATACTAAGCACAAAAGCAGGCCTAGGCCTGCTTTTTTGTTGACCACAGCATAAATACAAGCATGCGGTCCACGCAATTTAATTAAGGAGAAATAAAATGGCAATCGTAACACGCACAGCAGGTGATGCACAACAAGTAAGAAACGTTGACAACTTTGGCACAATAAACGCCAATGCAGCAATCATAAACGTTGGCTTGAGTGCCCCAGTCACATGCTACAAAGTCTCATTTGCAGCAGGCACAGCTAACTTGGCTGCCGAACTAGGCACTGGTGGTGCTATTGAAACAGTTCTACGCACCTTGAACGGCAATGCACAAATCGCCATGTATCAGATTGATGCAGGCACAAGTGGTGCACAACAGATCAGCATTTTGGCAGAACGTTCAGCAATGAGTGTCGCAGATCTACAAACAATTTTACGTGCAGCCGGCAACATTGGCAGCCGTGGAAACGTTTATGGCGGCGCAGCTCAAGTCACTGTCACAAACGGTGGATTTAAACTAGCCTAATAGTTTAGAAACAACAACAAAAAAGCACTTTAATCGGTGCTTTTTTTGTGGCCGCTAAATATGTGTATCATGTCAACAATCGGATTGCAAATTTTTCGTGGGTTTAGTCTAGTGGACATCACTGCCACGGGAGTGATAAGAGACCAAGACACCGACAGTCTGGCACGCAATCAACAACGCAATTGGGAAACCTTGTTGCAATGCATTGGTCTACGCACACAACCTCTCAACATTCAGTCCCCGGAAATTGCAGAATCGGCTGACCTGTCTCAGTATCATTTTGGCGATCTTTACACCGGAGAACACCGAGTATGGACCTGGGCCTGGACCATTGAGCGTGAAGGTGTGTACGACTTGCCCGGACGTGCCAATGGCGGCCTGTTGCAAGATCTTGAGCAGGTGCCCATAATCACCGGTCTAACCGAAACAGCCCGGTTCATGTTGCCCATTTTTTACCCGCATGGCACCATCAAAAATATATACATAACACAACAACTAATTGAATAAATAACATAGATGCTACGGCACCATTAAGGCTCACCATTAAGGCACATACAGGCTCAACAAAAACGCATCGCTCTCAGAGGAAAGAAGCGGGTATGTCCACCACCGATATTGAAAAGAAGAGTCTTGAGGCACACGTAGAATTATGTGCGGAAAGGTACTCGGCTTTGGAAAACAAACTAAATCACCTAGACAGTCGTATGGACAAATTGGAAGGCCACATTGTAGAAATCAAAGACAGCATTCGTGGTGTCAACAACGACAACAACAAAACCATAATCACCATTGGTACCACAGTGGGCGGTGTTCTACTAACAGCAGTCATTGGACTCTTGGTACATCTAGTTTTAAAATGAAAATAGTAGAATTACTCAACAACATACAAATTGGTATCACCAATGAACAGGCTGACCTGCTGGGACGATTCCAGCATGAGCCAGTGATACAAAAAAACGCTCTCAATGAACGAGAACAAGAGATTGCAAATCAACTAACGACGCAGGACATACTGTTGCGCCGTAATGAAAATGGCCAGATCACGTACAAGAAAAAAATCCGTTAGACCGCCGAATTCCCAAATACGCAAATTAACCAATGTTGCCACTGATTATATCAAGCAGTGGACTGAACGGGAACTGGGTAAACTGCATGTAACACAACCAAGTCCTGTTTGCATACCTGTCAAAAACGGTTACAGAATTGGGCTTTATCACGTCCACATCAATCCCAACAAGACCTGCGATGTGCTGGATCACAACAGGGAATTCGTACACAGATTCGAAAGCAAAATATCAGCAATTTTGTACACAATTTACACCATCAAACGGCAGTACTGGACCGCCGATCAAATCCTACGCTGTGATAGAGAAATAAATAAACACTATATGGACACGCTGGCTCTGCGTCACGGCATAGAACAAGCACGTCGCCGCCGGGACTATGACACAGCGGATATTAAAAATTCCAGGTTAGAAATAGCAGAAAGCCTGCTAAATCTTGCCCGGGATCGAATATTGAAAATGCATAGAACAGGTAAATATAATAAAGTTTGGGAATAACAACTATGAGACTCTCTGAAATGCGAACCGAAGTAACACCACAAAAGATCAACAAGGTCATGGAAAGCCGTTTTGGTTTTACCGTGGACTATGATAACTTGACCTATGCCAAAGCACAGCGTTTAGCAAAAGCTCTTGGTGAAAACATCACACAGATTAAAAAATCTTTTGGTGCCCACACAGCAGAAAAAAATGCCAAGTACATGGAACTCATGCTGGTCAAAGAAGGTCTAGACAAATGGCTAGGCAGCGAACAAGGCCTCATGGAAAGTGAACTGGGTCGTAGCGAAGCAGTACTGGCGGCCAAGGACATTGTGGATTCAGTACAAGACATGCTGGAAAAAATCAGCAAAATCCAAAACGAACAAGTACCTGCCCTGATCGACACAATCCGTGACCAAATCGGCAGCGAACAAGCAGAAACATTCAAAACAGGTATTAGCCCAATGTTGGCAGACCTGTATCAGGCCTTGAGCACAGCACGTGAAAGTTCAGACACAGCAGTTCGTCAACTCAGTGGCGAACAGGTTGCTGCTCCCATGGACATGGGCATGGGTACTGATGCAGGCATGGCTGGTGCTGTACCCCCTGAAGGCGGTATGGACAGCGACATGGATGCTGACATGGCTCCCGCAGATGGTTTTGATGCAACTGATGCTGCTGTAGGCGGTGAAGAAGAACTAGGCCGCGAGCGTCGTTGATATGCGTGTAAGCGAGATCATTCTTGAGTCCGCTGAAATAGTAGACGAAGTAATTGAAGACGAAGCAGAATCACGCGGTGACTCTGCTTTGATTACTGCCCTAGAATGGCTACGCAACGAAGCCGAACAAAGCAACGCAGTAACTCCACGTGTCAAGGTTGACACCATAATCAATGCAGTACGAAATATTCCTGGCAACGAAGCATTTAACTTTGCTGCCTTGGATGCCGCACATCAACACAACGATTCTGTCAAGGCCCTGATCAAAGACATCAAGGACGATGAAAAGACTGGAACCAAGTATGTTTATTTGGCACCACCCGAAAGTGAACTTGACAGCAGTGACCCACTTGGTGCAGAAACAGCCGCACCCGGCGACCCGGCCAAGGTAGTAAGCAGCATGGCCAAACGAGCCGCTTCAAAATAAATTTATTGACATACCAAATTAAATACGTTATAATAGCGTAAGGAGTATTTCTATGGCATATTCAGACAAAGTAATCGATCACTATGAAAATCCCAGAAACGTGGGTAAGATGGACACCGGTGATGTCAACGTAGGCACCGGCATGGTAGGAGCACCGGCCTGCGGTGACGTGATGAAACTACAAATAAGGGTTGAAAATGGGATTATTCAAGATGCTAAGTTCAAGACGTACGGATGTGGATCTGCCATTGCTAGTTCGAGTCTGGTTACGGAATGGGTCAAAGGCAAAACACTTGATGCCGCAATGGAAATTAAAAATACTGAGATCGCACAAGAACTTGCCCTACCCCCGGTCAAAATCCACTGCTCCATCTTGGCCGAAGATGCGATCAAAGCAGCTATAGAAGATTACAGGAAAAAACATCCAGAATGATCACTGTGACTCCAGCGGCACAACAAAGAATAGAGCAAAATATCAAACAACGTGGTCGTGGACGAGGCATACACATAGGTGTACGTACCACTGGCTGTTCGGGTCTGGCCTACACTCTAGAATATCTTGATAGTGTAACCGATCTTGATCCAGGGCACACCACCTTGTTTGAAACTTTTTGTGTTTACATCAGTGAAAAAGATCTGCCCTATTTCAAAGACCTGGAAATAGATTATGTGCGTCAAGGTCTCAATGAAGGTTTTGAATTTCGCAACCAGGCCGAGAAAGATCGCTGTGGTTGCGGAGAAAGTTTCCGAGTCTAATGATTATTGAACGATACAACTATGAGCCGTGCGACAGAACCACGGTGGATGGCAAGCGACATTATTGTTTGCCTGATGGAAGCCGTGTTCCCAGTGTCACCACGATACTTGACAAGACCAAGCCCTACGAAAAAGTCCAGGCACTCAACAACTGGAAAAAGGCCGTGGGTGAAGAGCGTGCAAAACAGATCACCACTGAAGCTGCCAACCGCGGTACCAGAATGCACAGTTATCTTGAGCACTATGTCAAAACTGGTGACATGAAAGATCTGCCCGGTAATCCCTATGCTCAACCTTCGTGGTACATGGCCGCCGAAGTCATACTCCAAGGTCTGGGCAAAGTCAACGAATTCTGGGGTGTGGAAGTGCCTGTGTATTATAGTGGGTTATATGCTGGCACCACAGACTGTGTAGGCATACACTCGGGTGAGCCTGCAATCATGGATTTCAAACAAACCAACAAACTCAAAAAGCGTGAATGGATCGAAGACTATTTTTTACAACTTTGTGCTTATGCACAAGCACACAACAACATGCACGGAACCACGATCAATAGAGGCGTGATTCTCATGTGTGCCCAACCAAAAACTCCCGAAAGCACGCCAGAATATCAGGAATTCGTGCTGGAAGGAGCAGAATTTGATCACTACTGTGTGGAATGGAACAAACGAGTAGAACAGTATTATCTCGCAAACTAAATACATTATATTTCAGGATTAATGTAAATGGCAATTGTTCAAATCAGTAGAATTCAGCATCGTAGAGGACTACAACAAGATCTACCAAACCTGGCCAGTGCTGAACTGGGCTGGAGCATTGATGAGCGTAGACTCTACATTGGCAACGGAACCTTGGAAGAAGGTGCTCCTACCGAAGGTGTAACAGAAATACTGACCGAGTACACCAACTTCATTGATTTAATTTCCAGTTATACATTCAAAGGTACTCAGTCTGGTTATACCAGCGTCACTGGTACAGATGCAAACAATCCTATACAACGTACCTTACAACAGGTACTAGACGAAACAGTAAGTGTCAAACACTTTGGTGCGGTAGGAGATGGCACCACAGATGACACAGCTGCTATAAATCGTGCTGTCAGACAAATTTATGTGAGTTCGTTGAACAGTTCTTACAGTTCAGTTCGTAGAACAATCAAGTTTCCGGCTGGCACCTATAGAATTATCAGCAACATAGTCATACCCCCAAATTGTACCTTGGTAGGTGATGGAAAAAACAACAGCATTATCGCCAGCAATGTGGGAGTGATTCAAACCTGCGACAGTTTGTTTCAAATTGCCGGAGACCTTGGTCTCAACAGTGCAGTTTTACCTGGCAACATCACAGTCAGAGATTTGTCAATGACCACTACATCCAACAGCGTGCCAGCTGCCTTGTTAGTTTCAGCAACCAATGTGGTGTTTGATAGCGTGAATTTTTCTGGTGGTAACTACAATTTAAATGTGACTGGATCCTCAGCCAATGTTGAAGTATCTAGCAGTACCTTGCGTGGATCAGCTACCGCACCTATCAACATTGCTGACGCAGTTTCTGGATTGGTGTCTCGCAGCAACTATTTTGATACTGTACGGGTGCCTTTGTCTGCTGGTACAACGTCTGTTACTACTCTGGCCAATGGCGCCGGACGAATTGATTATGAAATTGCCACAGGGACCAATTATCGTATTGGTGCCATAAAATACAATCGCAGCACCGGAGTAGCACAATTTGAAGATGAGTTCAGTGAACCATCCACAAGCCTGGGTGCTAATTTATGGGTAAGAAGCAATGGTGCCATGATCTGTAGTGTGTCTGGTACCAGTACCTTGAAGTATAATATTAAACAATTTATATAAAAATTAATGTTTCAACAAAAGCCAGAAGACCGACTGAGGTCCTGGCGTGAATTTCGAACTTTTATAGAGTCGTTGCCGTTAGAACACGCCTTGTCCCAAACTGCAGAGTTTTGGGCCGGAGCACCTTTTGTTCCTTATTGTCTGGACTCTGCGGCACCAGGTTCTTGGCCGGACCCTTGGACATTGATTTATGAAAATGTGTATTGTGATGTTGCGAAATGTCTGGGAATAGTGTATACTGTAGCACTGACCACACACAGAACAAATACCACAATAGAGTTTAAGCAGTACGAAGATCCCAAAACAGGATACGACTATAATTTAGCCTGTTTTGGTCAGGGAAAATATATCCTTAATATGATTGACGGAGAGGTAGTAAATATCAAACTAGTCAATGAAACATTGAAATTTAAACGGCAGTACAGTGAAAAAGAATTACAATTAGAATCTTACTAAGAGGCATCGATGACAACAATTCAAGTAACAAAAAGAGAAGGTCACATGGAAGACCTCGATTTAGAAAAGTTACACAAAGTAGTATTTTGGGCCACACAGGGAATTACAGGTGTTAGTGCCAGTGAAGTAGAAATAAAAAGTCACATACAATTTTACAATGGTATAAAAACTGCAGACATTCAAGAAACCTTGATCAAGTCAGCGGCTGACCTTATCAGCGAGGAAACTCCCAACTATCAGTATGTGGCTGGGCGCCTGATCAATTATCACCTACGCAAACAGATTTACAACAATTACACACCTTGGCCTTTGTTGACATTGGTTAAACGCAATGCTGACCTGGGCTTTTACGATCGTGGCCTATTAGAAGCCTTCACAGAAGAAGAGTGGGCCACATTAAACAGTTACATTCATCATGACCGTGATGAAAATTTTACCTACGTGGCCATGGAACAGTTCCGTGGCAAGTACCTAGTGCAAAACCGTGTCACGGGAGAAATTTATGAAACTCCGCAGATGGCCTATATTTTAATTGCAGCCACCTTGTTTCAAAACTATCCACAAGAAACACGTCTCAAATGGATCAAAGATTATTATGATGCAATTAGCCTAGGGGACATCAGCCTGCCTACTCCTGTCATGGCTGGTGTTCGCACTCCGCAGAAACAGTTTAGTTCGTGCGTCCTCATCGAAACAGCTGACAGTCTCGATAGTATTAACGCTACTGCTAGTAGCATCGTTAAATATGTGAGTCAGAAAGCCGGCATTGGTATTGGTGCTGGTCGCATACGTGCCCTGGGTAGTCCCATTCGTTCAGGCGATGCTTACCACACAGGCGTAGTGCCATTTTACAAATTATTCCAAAGTGCCACACGCAGTTGTAGCCAAGGCGGTGTACGCAATGGTGCAGCTACTTTGTACTATCCTATCTGGCATTTAGAAATTGAAGACCTTATTGTGTTAAAGAACAACAAAGGTACCGAGGATAATCGTGTGCGTCACATGGATTACGGTGTTCAATTCAACAAATTAATGTACGAAAGATTGATCCAAGGTGGCGATATCACCTGTTTTAGTCCCCACGATGTGCCTGAAATGTACGAAGCCTTCTTTGCAGATCAAGATCGTTTTAAAGAGTTGTATGAACGTGCAGAACGCAACACCAAACTACGCAAGAAAACATTTAAAGCCGCAGAGTTGTTTACAAGATTCATGCAGGAACGCAAAGATACTGGACGTATCTATTTGCAAAACGTGGACCATGCCAACACGCACAGTCCATTTGATGAACGAGTAGCACCAGTTAAGATGAGTAACCTTTGTTGTGAAATTGATTTACCCACAGTTCCACTACGGGATGTCAACGACGAGGATGGTAGGATTGCATTGTGTACTCTCAGTGCAATCAATTGGGGCAATGTAAAAAGCCCACATGACTTCCAGAAGCCTTGCGAACTGGCAGTACGTGGTTTAGATGCACTGTTGAGCTATCAAGGATATCCAATCCGTGCCGCAGAGATAGCCACTGAAGAATTTAGACCCTTGGGCGTAGGTATTATTAACTTTGCTTATTTCCTGGCAAAGAACGATGTAAGTTACAGCAGTCCGGAAGCACTGACCTTGGTTGACGAGTATGCTGAAGCCTGGAGTTATTATCTCTTAAAGGCTTCAGCTGATCTCGCCGTTGAACAAGGTGCTTGTACAAGATCCCGAGACTTAAAATCGGCACGCGGTATTCTTCCTATAGATACTCGCAAGCCAGAGATTGACGAATTAGTCCCGCACCAAGAGCGTATGCCTTGGGCAGAACTACGTGAACAAATAAAACAAACTGGTCAGCGTAATGCTACCCTAATGGCTCTGATGCCGGCAGAAACTTCAGCACAGATCTCAAACGCCACCAACGGCATTGAGCCTCCACGCAGTTATGTCAGTGTAAAGCAAAGCAAACATGGTGTACTCAAACAAGTGGTTCCTGAATATCGTAGACTAAAAAATCGCTATGAACTATTATGGGATCAACGCAGTCCCGAAGGTTATTTGAAATTATGTGCGGTGTTGCAAAAATACATTGATCAAGGCATCAGTGTAAACACCAGTTACAATCCAAGATTCTACGAGGATGAAAAGATTCCCATGAGCGACATGCTCAAAGATGTCATACAGTTTTACAAGTATGGTGGAAAACAGTTGTACTATTTTAATACCAATGATGGTCAGGGCGAAATTGATGTCGATAAATTAAATGCTCCTCAACAAGTTGAACAAATAGATGATGCCGCCGAGTGCGACAGTTGTGTAATTTAAGGAAAAGAAATGAGCGTATTTAATATTCGAAAAACAGATCATACCAAGAGCCTGGCATTTTTAGACACCAATGGCACTCCGGCGGTGCAACGCTATGATGTACTCAAGTATCGTCAATTTGACAAACTCACTGACAAGCAGTTGGGATTTTTTTGGCGTCCCGAAGAAGTTGATGTGGTACATGATGCCAAGGACTTTAAAGACTTAACAGATTTTGAAAAGCATATCTTTACATCAAATCTTAAACGTCAAATCTTGTTGGACTCGGTGCAAGGTCGCAGTCCCAACTTGGCATTCTTACCTCTTGCTACCATACCTGAATTGGAAACCTGGATTGAAACTTGGGCATTCAACGAAACCATTCACAGTCGCAGTTACACACATATTATTCGTAATGTGTACAGCGATCCCAGTGTGATTTTTGATGAACTCATGGAACTAGATGAAATTGTGGCCTGTGCCGCTGACATCAGCAAGTATTATGATGATCTTATCGAGTCCAGTGGGTGGTACCGCATGTTGGGCTATGGCACCCACACAGTTAATGGCAACAAGATTGAAGTTGATTCTTATCAGCTTAAAAAGAAATTATGGCTGTGTCTTAACAGCGTGAATGCTCTAGAAGGTATTCGCTTTTATGTAAGTTTTGCCTGCTCTTGGGCATTTGCTGAACTTAAAAAGATGGAAGGCAATGCCAAGATTATCAAGCTCATAGCCAGGGATGAAAACATACACTTAGGGTCCACGCAAACCCTACTCAAATTGCTGCCACAGGATGACCCTGACTATGTGACAATCAAGGCCGAAACCAAGGCCGAATGTGAACGCATGTTCTTGGCTGCTGC